TCAATTGCTGATAGCCAGAATTGTATATTTCACATCCTGAGCTTGGAATCTCTGTCCTAAGCCGACGCTGACTGTTATTTGCGTACCGTCCTGTTTGATGTCTTTGATAAAGAGATGGGCATCGCACTGGGTCGACAGGATTATGTATGGTATCTCTTCATAATCCTTCTCCAATTTGTGATCTGCAAATTTATCAACATCGAAGATAGCCGGGCTGTGAGTAGATGATTCCCCTACACCTCTGGTCTCATCCTGAAGCTCATGGATCAGGCTGGAGAGCGATATAGTGCTGTCTTTGATGTGTCTGGGTTCAATACAATCATCGGCAAGCTTATCGGGCGTAATAGCTTCATTCAAGATGTGATTGGAATAGATAGCACTGTCTTTGATACCTCTGGCATCGAGCTTACCGACCGTGCAGGTTTTACCAGAGAAGGCTCCATTGGGATTGACCTTATCGTCCCAGACCTCGTAAAAGCCCCAGTTCGGTTCAGTGAGGACTTCGGTTTCATAGTAACCTGAGCCAGTGGGTGTTTCTGTCAGTTTGACTCCGTTTACGAAAATGTCTCCGGGTCTGACTAATCGGATGGTTACTCCGGATAAGGGGATGCGGGTAACCCCATTCATAATGTAATAGCTGATGGCAAATCTATACATGATAGCTCCTTGTTATGCTGTTTATGGTTGTTGGTTAATACTGTTGATAGACTGTTTCATTCTCATCTAAGGTAGAGATGTAGTCGAAATTGATGAAGCTCAGTTCTCCGGTGTATCTGGATTCTAAGGTTACCTTAACCTTTTCCGGGTCTTCATGCAGATCATCGGGCATCTTGGGTAATTGAGTAACGATTACCGGGTACTGCCTTACGAGAGTGCCATAAAAGGTGAACTCAATATAGAACCTGCCTTCCTGGGTAAGGAAGTAAAGAAAAGCATTATACTCCTCCGGATAGAGGATTGCTTCGATATTGATGGTATCCTCTCTATAGGGTTCTCTTTGGTGAAGGATGGTCGGATCAAAGGCATTCTTCTTCTCTATACGGTACTTCAGCTTGGGAGCATACTCCACCTGACCATTCTCACAGGAATAGAAGCTGTTGCCATTACCGGTTCTGATCATGCGAAAACCTATCATATTAGCCATGCCTTTACTTTGTATTCGTCAATAAGGTAGTTACGCTCCAGTTCAGTTATAGCATAGACCAGGGTTTTGATCCTGATCTTGCCTTGCAGGTTTAGGTTGTATTGGGATAGCCTGTCGATGGTGGCTTCGATGCTCCACTTGGAGTCATAGAAGTCCATCAGATAAGGTTGGACATTGCCTTGCAGCTGAGTTGTATCACCTGCCAGGATATCAAGGGTTTTGATATCGGGCATTTCCTGATTACCTCGTTTGGAGATGAAGGATACCACATCCTCATCAGCTATATCTATTATAGTAGAAGAATAGGCATCCTTGTTCTTGAGGATGATGTTACCATTGGGGTGGGAGACAATCGTGGCATTATACATCATCAACATTGCCTGGAGAACTTTCAGGTTATCGGTCTGCTCTGCTTGTCCTGTTTCATAGGACTTTCCTGGTTGCAGTTTGGTTGGCATCAGATTGCCATAAAAGTCGGCTTCCACCCAGTGATTAGCAGCTTGGCTGCTACCGTAAATACTTGTTCCCAATGTTCCGGTACTGGTCAGAGTATTGAGTTGAGACTCGGCGATGCCATTGTCATTAAAGAAGCTGAGTAGTTCATTGTAAGCATTGTCCAGAGAAGTGATACTCTCTTCCCAGCCGGTCTTCTCATCATACTCTTCAATCACAGGACAGATATTGTTATAAAACTTCATTACCCTGCCCCGGTAACGACCTTGGTAGCGGGTGGTGGCAGGACTGGGATAGGTAGCCTGGATGACCTTCTTGAAGGCAAAGACAAAAGTGACTTTATTGGCTAAGCTATCTACGATAAAGCCATACCTGGGTGATGCCCAGGATGAGTTGTGATAGGTGTAGGTCCACCCCCCTGGAGGATTGGGAAACTGCAGTATGTCGTCATAATCGACATGAGCTATGGTCAGAGCATTTCCCATGCTAATAGAAAGTATGGGAAGATTGAACTGGTCATTGTAGGGAATGGAGATGGGGATAATCTGCTCAATATCCTGCAGGAAGTAACCAAGGATATAGATCGGCTGATACCCGGCAGTTAGGCTATAGTAGTGTGTCAGGTCAGAATAAACGGAGAGCAGCTTTATCTTATCGTAACAGGTAAGCTTCAGGATACCGGTACTGACATCAAAGCTCAACTGGGATGTATCGATTATCCCAGCAAAGAAGAGAACATTATCCCGATAGACCTTTACTTCATAATGGGAGATATACCGTTCATGCTCATTGTTCCCTGATAAGACATGAGCATTGATCCAGGTATTTGGGAAGCACTCGAAGGTCAGTCGCTTGGGTTCTCGGCTGTAGTTGGAGATGGACTGCAGCTTATCGGCAGACACACTCAGAGTGATGATCTGCCTGATGGTACTGTTATCAATAAGGCTATGCACTACCTGACCATATTCGGCAGCATCGGTCTTGCCCATGATAAAGTCCACTTTGAAGAGGTTAAGCATAATCCCTATACCTCAGACCTGATCTGCTTACCGGTATCGGCTATCTCACTGACACGTACAGGGTCATTGGAGAGCGGATCGACATGGATGTCGATGATAGATTTGGAGTCTTTGATATTCTGCTTCATCTCCACTATCTGATCCCGCATATCTCTCATAATATCCAAGAGCGCAGTTATACTGCCATTGCTACTGATACTGCCACCTGAGGCATAATAAGAGCCAAGGTTGGCAGGCAAGGGAACACTGGGCATGGGCAGTCCGGCAAAGGCAAGTTTTACCTGATTCAAGGGAGCGAAGTTGAGGAAGTCAAACAGTCCTCTTCCCAATGCTCGAACCCTTTCCTTGGCAGTGATGTACTCATCACCTTCGGCTTCGATAATGATACCACCCGCACTGTGAGAGTTACCGACTAACATACCACCTTTAGCTGCCTTGGGTGGCTCAGTATTACTAATGGCAGCTACATTAGCCAACCCGGCACCGATAGCAGCAGCTGCAGCAGCTATTGCTAGTCCGGGTCCAACCACGGGAATACCTGCCATTGCCTTGTAAGCTGCCGTAGCAGAGGAATAGGTATCCATCATAGCCTGTCCGATGGAGAGCGTCTTCCAGAGCATAAAACCTTTCTTGCCGAAGGCTTCAGAGGTCTTGGCAAGGTTACCGAGGATGGAACTGACCCCCTCAAAGTGTTTCTGGTCGTACTGCTCTCGGATTCTGGATTTGGCTAACTCGGTCTGCTTGGTAATCTGCTCTTCAGTAAGGCCTGCCTGGATGAGTTTATCCTTCTTTCTGGCATAGTAGTTATCGATGGCATCCATTTCAGCCTGATAGGTATTACCTGTTAAGTCCAGAGACCTCTGGGCAAAGTCATTACGGGTATCTTCCAAGTCCTGTAGTCTGCGTTTCTCTTCTTCAGCTATTCTGAGCTTATCCCGCTGTTCCACCTCAGTCTGCCGGACCCTCTGAGCGGAAGCATCAGACTCCACCTTGGTAATCTCTTTGGCATAGTAGCTGCTGATATTGGCAAGGACAGCTTCAGAGGCATTGAGTGACCGGGCTTTCTCTAACTCGGCATCTCTTTGAATCTCCAGTTCCCGTTGTCTGCGCTGAACTGCATCATCGATAGCCAGAGTGTTATACTTCTGCTCAATAGCAGATAAGGACTCCAGATCATTTTGCTTGGCTTGGGCAAGCTGCTGTTCATAGCTTTTGATGCGCTCCAGAGTGGATATCTGCTCATCGGCATTCAGAGCGTTAACAGCTCCCAGTGCCTTGTAATGCTGTTTGGTGTATTCAAGTTTATACTCCAGGAGAGCTATACCGGCTAAGGAAGTTTCGGTCTCTATCCTTACCTTTTCTTTATTGAATTCAGATATGGCTTTGGCATCTTCAACCGCTATCTTCTTTGCCAGCTCAGCCGCTTCAATGGTGCGTTCCTTCTGCCTGTCGAAGTAATCGGAACTGACCAGGACCAGATCGGTCTGCATCTGCTTGACTGTCTCTTCATAATCAGCCATCTCTTTCTTGATCTCTCCGAGACGACGTTTGGCTTCGGCATAGTCAATACTCAAAGCAATCTCTCTGTGCTTGGCAACCAAGGACTCCACACTGTCGGTAGTCTCTTCCACCTTGTCTTTGTATTGATCCTGAGTTTCCATTGCGGCTTTATTAGCTACTTCAGTGGCAGCATAGGCAAAGCCCAGACCGGTAACTGCTCCCACAGCAATACCGATGATGCCGGCAACCGGATTGATGGCTATCTTCAGAGCTGTATAGGCTGCTGTGAGAGTAATCACTGCAGTGGTAACAGTAGCAATAACCGGTATGGCTACCAATAAACCTGTCACGAAGCCCTTCATCAGGGGAGACAGATTTTGATAGGCATCCATCAACCAGCGCAGACCACTCAGCAGAGGAGCAATCAGGACATTGAGCATATCACCGAGGGATTCTTTGACATCTCCCCAGGTATTGGCATTCTGCAAGCGCAGGTCTGCCAGAGCCAGAGCAGTACCGCCATAGTCGGCAGTCAGCTTCTCTACCAGATAAGACACACCTTCGGTCTTCAGCTTAGTAGCATCCAGTTCAATACCATAGCGACCCAACATTTCAGTATGGCCATTCAGGGCACGTCCCATCAGATCAAAAGCAGAATCGATAGTCATTCCGGTGCTTTTATTGGCTTCGGCAAAGTCCAGCAGTACCGGAGTTAACTCTTCAATCTCACCCTTATTCAGTTTGTAGGTCTGAGCCATCTTTGCCATCAATGCCAATAACTGATCTCCATCGAAGTTGGTCAGTCTCTGCATCTTCTGAGCAAACTCACCCATCGCCCCGGCATACTCTCCAAAGGCTACCTTTGCCAGGATAGCGGACTGCCGGGCTTCCAGTGATGCATTTAAGTAACCATTCATGGTATTGATCACAGAACTGACTACCTGCAGAACTCCATCAAAGGCTATCTTGACATCACGAATAGTAGCCAGAGCCTGTTCAGCAGTCACCTTAACTGAGATGGGCTTTTCCACTGATGACTTAGCGGATTCCGCCTCCTGCTTGACTTCAGCAAGCTTGACATTGGCATCATCTGTGACGAGAATGAGTTTGAAAGTTAAATCTGGCATATTACTATTGACAATCCTATCGGTTAGAAATGAATGAAAAAAACTTATTTAGGAGACCATTATGGCTTGCAAAATCAATACTATTGATGACCTTAAGAAGGCAATGGGTTTAAATACCGAAGCTGAAGTTGATGCCTATTTCGAAGACTTTTACACACGAGCCCAAGCCACTTATGAAGCTACAAATTCGTTTGATTTGGCTGGTATGGAAGATGAATTTGACAAGATGATACAAAGTGGAAAGCTAGGTGAAATCGAAAAAGAAGAAATCACACGAGTACGTGAGATAATGTTTGCTGAATTGAAAAAAAGGCACGGCATCTAATAATTCCTAATCAACAGCTCTGTCTCAGTCTGGAAACTACCTGAGACAGTGTACTGCGCTTCGACTTCTTCAATGTTGAAGCCCTTGTACAGGTTTCGGATATAGGGATCATCGTTATAGGACAGCAGGAACTTGCCTTTGATGGTCTTGAGCAACTGCGCCATCTCTGCGTGCTTGGTAAAGGCGTCGGCATCTTCTCTGTCGTATAAATGCTCCTTTGTGAAGTAAGGTGGATCGAGATAGAAAAAGGTGTTGGGTGCATCATACCGCTTCAGTATCTTCTCAAAGTCCTGCTTTTCGATAATCACCTGCTGCAGTCGTTCTGAGGCAGCCTTGACCTTTTCCAGATGTCTCAGTGGCATGTACTTATAGCCTTGCATGATGCAGAAGTTCTTTGACCTGGAACCGTAAGAGCAGGAGAGTTGGAAGTAAAATCGAATAGCTCTCTCCAATTCAGTCTTAGGTGCATGTTGAGTAAAGCTGTCGAACAGCTCTCTGGAGATTAGGTACTGATTAAGCTCTGTAACAAAAGCTTCCGGGTGCTGTTTGATATACTTCCAGAAGTTCACCAGATCACCATTGATGTCGTTATACACTTCCGTGTATCTGCTTTTACTGGATACCTGCCAATCTTCCTTCTTAGGACTCTTGCCGAACAGTACCCAGCCGGCACCCCCAAACACTTCACAGTAAATGTCATGCTTGGGGATGAGTGGGAGTATTTTCTTTCTCAAGAGACGTTTGCCACCGACCCAGGAGATGATACTATTCATTTGTCCTCCAAGGGGAAGTTGGCGATGATTACTTCATTGTACTCTGATTTGCCTTCCTTGCGGTTGATCCCTTTGGTTCTAGTCACATGCTTGGTGGAATAGCCTTTGTATAGCTTCAGGACATCAGGATTGTCATCATAGCTAAGGATGAACTTGCCTTTGATATTCTTGAGCTTATTAAACAGGTCTTCGTGACTGAACAGCTTGGAGTTCTCATAGGTATAGCCGGTCATATAGGGTGGGTCACAGTAAAAGAAGTTGGTCTTGGTATCATACTTCTCTATGACCTTCTCATAAGACAGGTTCTCGATGATGACCATATCAAGACGCTTGTGCAGCTCTTTGATACGATCCAGTCTGTTATACATACTGGATGTCCCCCGCTTCTGAGAAGTGCCAAAGCTGTCGCCCTTTGAACCAAACGATCTGGTAATCAGGAACATAAATCGGGCTGCTCTCTGTATCTCAGTCAAGCCTTCCTGTTTCATGATATCACCAAACAGCTTACGGCTGGCGACCATAAAGTCCAGTTCCCTAATCAGTTCATCAGGATGATACTTGACCTGCAGGAAGAGATTTACCAGGCGATAGTCGAGGTCGTTATACACTTCCAGATCAGCCCAGCGGTCTTTGAGTAAAAGCATCCAGGCAGCCCCACCGAAGGGTTCGATATAACCGGTAATGCCTTCCGGGACATACTGGGAGATAGTCTTTCTAAGCAGGCGTTTACCGCCAATCCATCCAATTAAAGCATCCATTAGATATCTCCTTTAGGGTCATTCAGACACAGCCGAAGGTATAACTCAGGCATAGTCAGGGAGTTGAAGTCCTCATTGTTAAATCCGAGTTTACGCATCATCATCTCGAACTTCTCGTAGGGGTAGTTGTTTGTTTTGCTACTGCTAAGCCGAAACTCCCGAGCCAGTCTTTGCACTTCTCTTTGCTGGCTCTGATATAGGCGAAAAAAGCGGAGATGTACTCCAGTGCTTCCACTGCATCCATATTGTCAGGTTCTTGTCCGGAGAGGATACGGATTAGCTCTTTATCGGCTTCTGATGTTGATATTAGTTCCAGCAGTTCGACTTCCGATACCTTAGTCAGCTTGCCGGAGAGTAGGTCCTCCAACTTTGCCTTGATGGTACTATTGGAGATAACCAGACAGAGGATCTGCCGGAGTTGGTTATAGGTCAATTTAGGTTCTTTGATCATAGTATTTCCTTACTTGTTTATCAATTGGGACTGAAGAACATCTTTATAGCTACGCCCACGAGCATAAAGAATTGGGTGGTGGAGACTCCCAAGAGGATTTTCATGTTCGTCTCCACCCTTGCCATTCTGGTTACCAGTGAGTTATTGCTATTGCCATTGCCGTAGATCTCCTGATGCACACTATCGAGCTTATCTTTAATCTCCGGCTTGCATTCGCAAATCGATGCTTCAGTTTCGGTTGTTACTTTCTTTCTGGGAGGCATAGTTTAGACTGCCGGGATATCCTTAAACAGGAAGATACGGTCTTTGGTGGCACCCGAATACTCGGTGCTGATTACGACACTGAACATGCCATCCGCTTCGCCAGACCATTCCACAGCCCAACGCATGCCATTAAACACCACAGCCCTGTCCAACTCATTGGAGACGACTGTTATGGTCACTTCCCGACCGGAAAAGGATCTGCTTTCCAAGTAGTTCTTCTGCTTGACCTGCAGACCGATAATGGTCAGTTCAATGGTATTGGTACGCTTACCTGGAATCAGGTAGTTGCGGCTTTTCAGTTTGTTGACCTTGGAGTCTGCCTTACCCGGCTTCTCTGCCAGCTCACCAAGACTGTCCATGTTGGTGGTCACCTCAGTGGTCAGGGCAGCTTGAGTGGCATAGGCTGAGGTTACCTCGGCAGCGGTATATTTACCAAAGCCGAAGTATATCTTATCAGCAACCATGCCTTCCACGAGGGCAGCAAAGTCAAAGTCAGACTGCAGGGTCCCGGCAGGATAGGTCGGAGTGGTGATTGGAGAAGGTGGCATTTAAAACACTCCCTTAATCGCCTTACCGAGGGAGAAGAGCCATTTGCGATTGTGGAAGACATACTCGACTGCGCCACCGACGGTGCCAAATATCTTGAGCACCAGGTTAGTCTGTTTAGCAGGCAGGGTCTTGGTAGCCCGCTCCACTGCCAGTTGCTTCTTGGCATAGTCATCCAGGTCTTTAGTGGCAGGGTTGATCTTGATGTCCTGGATGATATCCAGCAGGATAGCCAGAGCAGCATTGATCTTGGTCTTGTCCAACAGCTTGCCGGTGATCTTGGCAATCAGCCAGACCAGTAAGGTTGCTATGAGTCCGAGGATGAACTCTTGGTTTTGAATGATAAAGTCCATAGATACTCCTTATCTACTTGGGTTGTTATTGTAGTTATTACGGCTACAACTTGTAAAAGATGAGGTTCGCCACGCTGGCGGTTGCTGCCACTGCTCTGCGGATATATATGGTGCGTTGGCTATAGACCGGTATCTTGACCGGGACACCCACCGGGAGAGTGGCAAACTGGTTATTAGTATTACTATTATCGGCTCTGAGTCCGATGGTGCCGGTAGCCGCTATGACCACCACCTCTACCGTACCACTGGGCACAGCGATGGCTTTCCAGAGAGTATCGGCAGCCGGGCTATAAGTCAGGCAACTGAAGCCCTTGGTCATCTGGATAGCGATTTTGCGGGTATCCACAGGCAGGGTGTACTGAGCATACAAGCTCAAGGCTACATTGAAAAGCATGGCACACAGCACCATGACAAAGATGGCTATTCTCATGAGGATCTCCTTATACGACATGGAAGATTTTGATGAAGTTGGGGATGTAGGTGATGCCGGGACGGATACGGATATACCAGTGGTACTTCCAGTCCGAGCCATGGTGTTCCACTTTGAGTTCGGCATCGGTTCGGTAACCAATGATGATGAACTTAGTGATGCCACCTACGATGTAGTCATCGGGCATCAGCCTGGCTTTGACGGGGATACCAGCAAAGGACACATTACCACCTTCCAGTAAGAGTCTGTCACCGGCAACAGTCTCACGTTTGGAGAGTTCGGTGCGGATGCGGATCAGGTCTTTCTGGCTGACATAGAACTTGAAGTTCTCCTGCTCTTCCAGTACCTCATCAGAGAAAGCCAGCAGAGCAGCTTCAAAGCGTTCGGCAAAGGTAACATAGGTATCATTGTCGATATCGGTAACGTCACTGCCGGTGGTGGCAAGTTTGATGATACCATTGAGAGCTTTCAGCTTATCGGTGCCACTGGCTCTGTCACCTTTGAACATGAGCAGACGCATGGCTTTCTCGGTCTTCTTGGCGATATGCTGTTCCACATAGGCACCGAAGGCTTGCTCGCCATACTTGTCCTTATAGAACTCGACCACATCCCTGCCCAAGGTGAACTCGGCATTGAGGATGCCGGTAGGTACAGACAGGTCGGCAGTAGCCACGTTCTGAGCCGTCAGAGCACCATCGATGCTGTTCTTGAACACCAGGTCATCAATCAGCCCGATATCGATCTTCTCGTCTTTGAGGAGTGGAATGACTGAGATGTCGGAGAGGGTATCACCCGGTTGACTACCCACTACATCATCGATAAACAGACTTGTAGTATTGGCAGTCAGGATGTTCATGGCTTTGCCGGAATCGACATCGGCTATACCTTTGTAGATTTCCCGGTGGGAGGCTTTGACGATGACTTTGTTACCATCGATCAGGACTTCCTTATCCATGTTAGCTTGGTTCTCATCCGGCTCACCTTTGATGGACTTGGAGATGGCTTTGCTCATGGTGACCGACAGGTCCTTCAGGCTCTTCTCAATACTGCGGATAGCATCCGAGACCATGATGTTAGCATTACCACCCTTCTCCAGATCGGTAATGCGGTCAGAGATGGCAGTAATGCCTTTCTGCAGCTCGGTGTTGTTCTGGTGTTCGGCTACTTTCTTGAGCGAGTTGAGTTCAGACTTGATCTCATCCAGGACTGCCTTGGTATCGCCATAGTCATCGGCTTTGCCATAGATGGAGACACCATGGAACTGACCTTTCTCGACTTTCTGCCAGAGCTCACTATCCAGGTTTTCGCACTTGAGCACCTGCACCCAAGCTCCGATATTGGTGTCCGGGAAATGCTCCTTATCAGCAGTCTTGAGGATGTAGTTCTCGACCACCACAAACTCGGGTACGGTCTGCAGGTTGTGATTGACATCGTTCTTGCCGACCAAACCATGCTTGGCGAAGTGGTCACAGGACTTCTGTATCTCGTCCTTGGAATAGAAGTCACCTTGACTGTCTTTGACATCCGGCTCCATGAGGGTGACATACAGCCGACCCTGGGTTCCGGTCTTTTCACTTTTGAACTTGATGGAGTGGGTCTTGGGTTCGTAGCTCTTGCCCTGGGCTGATTTGATGACAAAGCCTTTCTGATTGGCAGGAGTCATCTCATCAAACAGCAGGGAGACCAGTTCCACTTCCACATTACGCAGTTCGCCCTTTTGAACGATCTTTCGGTTTTTGCTAAATGGGTACACATTACCTCCTTGGGTTTGTATTCAGTAGGCTCAGAATTGATAAGCACCGATATCTGACAAATCACGGTGCATAAGGATGCAAATGAATTGACAAAATTAACCTATCAAATAAACGGAATATTCAGAGAGAATATAGGATAGTTTTATGAAAATGATCGATATAGTTAGGCAACGCAATGATTTGAGTTCGTTTCTTGTTCATCTAACGAGGGATGGCTCTACAAATGCAAAAAATAATCTGAAATCGATAATCTCTTCATGTGTTATTGAAGCAAGAAATCCTTTTGGTATTGCTAAGAAGAAAATAGAAGACTCTACTATTAAAGATAAAACATCATTACTTGATACACAAAAATGCGTCTGCTTTACAGAGACACCACTTGAATACGTCAGACTACTTACTTCCGACATTGATGATAGGAGTATTCAATTTAAACCCTATGGAATTGCTATACCTAAAAAACTTGGCAGAAAGGGTGACATTAATCCAGTATGGTATCTGGATATCACTCCTAGTTCAAATTGGCTAACAGAACCAGTTAATAACTTAATTGATGCCGCATTGCAAAGTGAAAACTTTATGCAATCTGATATTGCAAAACTAAGTCCACTAATTGAACAAATGGGATCAGGTAACACTGAGTATTCCCACTATAGGAAAGAATTTTGGTGGGAGCGTGAATGGCGTCATGTTAATCATTATTGCTTGCCAGATAAATACTTCGTATTTGCTCCATACAGCGACTTCGACGAAATGGAAGACTTGATTGAGAAATTTAGTGGTCATTCTATAACAATTTTACTAATTGATCCAATTTGGAGTATGGAAGAGATCATAGCATTATCTAGGACTTGTTGCAATAGAAAAGATTCTGATGGTAAGATTAAGTATCCAAGCAGCAGTTTTTATAGCAGAAATGACATTGATCCTTTTGTCTAAAGATGTTTTACCTATTCAAGAACAACTGCTCATCGGCAGATTGCAGAGCTTCTGTGAGATTACCGAAGTTGAAGTCAGCCGGAGTTACATTCCAGTTGAACTCATAATTGAACTCGATGGCTAAGGTTAAGGCTAAGCGTTCCTGCAGGGGTTTGATTACGAAGTGATAGAACATCAGCATATCGCTTTTATTATCCCCACCCAACTGTCCTGGGATAAGCTGAGACACCACTCTTGCCGGGACCCGGTGATAAGCGAAGATACCTTCTCTCAGGTCTTTCTTGAGACTCAGAAAACCACCTTCCCTGTCCTGTTGGCGCAGGGGTTCCAGCCGGATATGCACATCCTTGCTCTCGCTCTCAATCAGGACTGTGGAGTGGGACTTGGCATTGCCTTTGACATCGATTAAGGCTTTCTCTATCTCGGTATAGGCATCGGTCATTACTTCATTGCCCTGCTCATCGGTCACAGTACCATCACGCAGGGTTCCACCTTCTACAATGACGAAGTAATCGATCATCAAACCGTTTTGGAAGTTGTTATAGTCGAAGGTCTTGATCTCGGATAATATCTCGACATTGATAGCAATAGGCAGGCAGGACAGACCCCAGGCATTGGACTTATGGGTGCTTTTCTTAATGTGGATGATATCGGCATAGGCAAAGTCCTGCTTCTGGTTGTTCTTGGTCTGGATAAAGTTAGGTCGAAAGAACCCGAACTCGTCATAGTTCTCTACGATCTGCACTTCAGTAGGCAGCATGCGCTCCAGACCCATCCACTGACCCTGGGCATTGCGCATCTTGATCAGGAAGCCATTTCCACAGGCGATATAGAACTTAATCAACTCACCTAAGATAGTGGTCTGGTCTTCACAGGCAGGGAACTCGGCTGTTTCCATCCACTTGGTGACATTACTGTTCTTGCACTCGAACTGCATGACAGTTGCCATTGTGACAGCATCCACACAGCCGGAATGGTACTCATCGGTATCCAGTAAAGCCAGTAGCTTACTCATTGAGTATGGCTGAGAGACGACTTTCTTGGACTCAGCTTCTTTGGAGACAATACGTTTGCCGACCCGCTTCATAACAGCTAAGTCAACAGCTTCTGGCTTGTATTTGCTTTCCAATAGTTCAGATGCAGAACTTATCCCAACAGAGACATTACCCAGGCGCATTACTTTCATGATGCCGTTCCCGAGCCGCTCTTCAGCAGGTCCAGTTTGGCTATCCTGACCAGCCGCGTGCCATCTATCCGACTTGTATAATACTCTATGTGTGGTATGTCTCTATTGGCTAAGTTCAGATAGGTTTCCCTGAACTTCTCTTTGAGTGCATACAGGTCCAGATCAGGATCTTCCATGTTTTGAGCATTGACAATCAGATAGACTGTCCAGGCTATCTCGGTGGAAGTAAACTGTCTGGAAGTTCCTTTGATGCCATCTTCAGCATCCAGAATGACAATAGCGCAAGGCAGTGTCTTGGGGATACTGTCCTTGTTGAACAGGATGTTCTGGATACAGGGCTGCAGGGATTGGACGATAATGCCCCTTTGATGTTTAAATCTATCGAGGTTTATCATAGACTGACCTCGATTGAACTCAACTGCTGGTATATCCACTGCTCCCGATTAGTAATTACTTCTGCAAAGACGTTACGGGCAGCGATGCCTTCCCTTTTGATCTTGCCCCGGATGAGATAAGCGATCTCAGCGACGGTCAGCAGCTTACCTGTTGCCTTATCAGTCCAGGACAGGTGCTTGCGTTCGACCCAACCAATTAACGGGGCTATGGGAGTCCAGGAAGGCACCTTACCGCCCAAAACAAAAGGCTCATGTTTAACATTCGAGCCGACCCTCAGGGTCATGCCGGAAGGTTGAGTCTCGACCAGATATCCGGTGTTGCCATAGAAATCGCCCTTGTCGTAAATCTGCTGTGCCAGTATCTCCTTGCGGGAATCGGCATCAATCACAGAACCAATCAGGTGCAGTCTGCTCTCCAGGGCAGTATAGATAGCCCGGTAAATCTCGACCATCAGTTCATCAGGTGACTCAAACACACGGTCTGCCATCAGATGACTCCGACCCGGATTACCCGGGGAGGTCTTGGCACGATAATACTCAGTCTTTCCTTTCCGGTATCGTTCAGGTAGGCAGACAAAACGGTAAGAGAACGCAGCTCAAGTTTAGCTTTAAAGGCATCGATTTCCGCACCTGTGAGCAATTCGGTAGCTGATTGGTCTAATCCTACGGTCTTGACGATACCCTCGCCCAGGGTCTTCATATTGAGGAACTCACAGGTGGAATGCAGCATGTAGAAGCAATAGGCTATACGAAAAGCGATATACAAAGGATCATCATCACTTAAGCTGGGGTCAAGGGCTGACTGGTAATAGCTATCCAAAACCAGTCCATTAATCGTTTCCATAACCAGACCCCGATGCTCTTTGAAAATGGTATTGCCTTCCATCTCAGCCGGCAAATTGAGCACCGAGAGCATTTCCAGGATGGTAACAGGCAGAGCAGCCGGCATTAGCCTTTCCTCATCAGTTCAGACAGTTCAATCGCTCTGCGGCCGACCTGTTTAGCCCAACGAGATGCGAGCATACTATTGGCTGCTCTCTCGAAGTCTCCGGCACCGATGAAAGCCAGAGTGTTCTTGAATTCCAACAGTCCGGATATGCCAAGGTTGAAACACATGTTCAGAAGCACAGATTTGCGGGTCTCGTTCAAACTTGAATACCCAATTGGAATATGACCCAACAGTTCATTCTCACAGCGTAGGATATCGTTCTCTAATAGCACAAAGGCTTCTTTCTGTGAGATGCCCCGATCATCGAGGTTACGACCCACACCGATTGTCAGTTTACCGGCAGTGCAGCGATAGGGTTTTAGTCTCAACCCCTCGTGTCTGAGCAACTGCTCTTTGACTTTCTGCAATAGGCTCTGTTCCATGTTTGCTCCAATAATCTTAATCTGGAGCTATAAAGCCACCCTACTATATTCTGACAAAACAGGATGCATAAGAATGCCACAGATTTTGTCATTGACAGAAATGCCATAGCAAACATCATGTATGTAATGTATGATTATAATTCATTGTAATGATGACTCTTGTGTAAGTGATGCACATCATTGATGAATGATATTAACTATAATTTTGGGTATTTAGTATAATCATCGATATCAGATATAAATAAAGGAGATTGACATGGATGCAGTCACAAAGAAAATGTTCATAGTCGGCATAGTATTGTTGCTGGCTCATACTCTAATTTCGGGTAGAATTGTTACGACTAAGCTTTCTTCATTTCCAGGAACGAATATGGTTGATTGTCAATATTTTACGATTGGCGACTGCATTTATATTAACGGAGGGGTTAACTTCCAACCAGGAACTGGAGAAGTTTCAAAAGAAATGTGGGAATACAATACAAAGAATGATATTTGGTCTCAAAAAAAGGAGTACCCGAGTAAAGGGAGAAAAGGTGGTATAGGTTTTTCAATTTTGGGAAAAGGGTATGTCGTACTTGGTGGAGATGGAATTCCTCCAAGATATACAAGTTGTTGGGAGTATAATCCCGTGAATGACTCATGGATTCAAAAAGCTAATTTTCCTGGAAAGCCTCGTTCATTATCAAGCGCTTTAGTTCTTAATAATAAAGCTTATATTGTTGGGGGGCAATACAATGATGGAAGTAAAAATACTACACTTTCAGATGTCTGGGAGTTTGATCCTAAGAATAATTCTTGGAAACAGAAAAAAGAATTCCCTGGAAACAGTGGGTGGGGCTCATTTAATTTTGTAATTGATTCATTAGGCTATGTTGGGCAAGGTCAGACTGGAATTACTACATCTTTCCCTTTCTTTTTATATAATAAATCAACTTGGTGTTACAATCCATCTTCTGATACTTGGGATAAGGTCAATACATTCAATGGGAATGCTGTTTCGCGAGCAATTGGTTTTTCATTGAGTGATACTGGATTCTGGATTGGAGGGTCAAATGCCAACCTTGGAGAAACAGTTTACGACTGGTTCTTAAAAGATATTTATCAACTAGACAAGAGTAATGCATGGACAAAGATCGGGTCTTTTAATGGTAGTGCGAGAACATCTGGCATTGGTGTAACTGTTGATAATAAATTTTATTATGGGCTGGGTGGGAATATCTTAGAACAATTTACTGACCTTTGGTCGATAGAAATATCTACTGATTAAAACCACCAATACATACTTACAAATACGCAAAATAACTATTATCATTCTTAAAAGGAGTACTAAAATGGCAACAAAACAAGAAGCTATGGAAGCATGGGTTGAGTATATTAAAGCTGTTATCAAAGCTTTTAATTTTCATCAAGATTCTGGTGCAGAAATTCCACAGATACTATTAGAGGTGACAACGAGCCCGACTGAATATGATAAGTTTATTATTTATTGTAAGGACAAAACGAGCGATTTACAAAGTTGAGCAATTTGAGTCAATATGTCTGGATATTAGTAAACCATAGTCAGTATTATTCAACTGCTTGGTAGTAGGTAGATTATCATGTTGAATCTATTCATTATCGCTCTGGTTGTAAGCAGCACAACCTGTTCACCATTCAGGTCGGTACAGTGCAACACCATCAGCCTATTAAGTTTTTTATAAACCGGCATTAGAGGCTAATATCATCTTCTCTATCATCAAATCTTTTTTTCATCTGACGATGCGCTTAATCAACCTTCAAACGTTTCTTATACCATGCATAACGATGCCACAGATTTTCCTGTTGACAAAAATCCATAGCTCACATCATGGATATAATGTATGATTAGTATCCATGATAGGGTTGACTCTTGTGAAACTGCATATAACGCTTGTAGTGTATGTCGAGAATATTATAATTCTGTCATGTTGTAACATATAGATATCATAGATTTTCACTGCATCATTTTACATACGAGATTAATCAAAATATTTAAGAAATATTTTATGGAGGTTCCATTGAATCGTTCACTAAAAATTATGTGTGTTAGTGCTGTGATGATGTTGTTAGCTATTACTGCATACACCAAACCGGATACTAAGAACATTCAGTATTTTAATGATGCAAAGAATGATACCATAAGCGTGATAAGTACTAATCAGACTCTCTTGCTTTCTGAAGAATCATTGACCTACACAATGGATATGTTGTATAAAAATCCTGCTACTAGAACAATATATGAAAGCTTAAGAGTTAAATTAATCCATAGAAGTAAGATTAAAGAATTTAATAAAAAAGGTGTTCTAGGCTCCTATGCAGAAATTGATAAAAGTCTTAGCAATAAGTACGGGTTAATTATTGATGTTGGTAAAAAGTACTTGCTGCACATTGACTCAAAGAATGACTCTGTAAATGTTTATTATAGCTTTTATAAATCTTTAGGGAATAAACAAATCCTTGACTACTTGGTGGCTCTCAATCCCAAGAACAATAAGTACATTCCAAATTTTATTCTTGAATCGGCTAGCTATTTTAACAACCCCAACTTTTACATAGCGTATGGCGACTATTTGTTACAAACATCAAGTAAGAGATATAATGAAGCCGTTAATTTCTATTTACTTGGAGGTGATTATACTAAAGCAGCGTTTATAATAGAGCAAGCAAAAGCATTTTCATATAAACAAAGGCTCTATGTCTATGAACATGCTGGAGATTATGTAAAAGCACTCAAACTATATTCAGAACAACAGCCTAATGATTATCCAGAACTTTACAGATTAGCTCTTTTGGGTAAGAACTACAATGATGCTTACTTGTACTATTTGAAATTTAAACCAAATGATTACACAGTATTGGCTCAGTTGTGCAGCAATGCGAAAAAATATGATTTTGCTATAGATTATGCCCTAAAAGCGAAATTGGATGATGAATTTATGATCCAGTTATACTTCGATAGCAACAAATTATTTGATGCTTATATTCTCTCAGAAAGAGTAAAAAGCCATCTATATGATACTATATTCAAGGGACTCCCCGACACTACATCTTTCCGCCTTGCAAATTATTATATTACCAGTAAACAATTCTTGAAAGCCTACACTATTGCCAATAAGAAACTTAAAAATGATAGCAGAATCTTAGATTCAATAAGCCAATTTACAGATATCCCTACTCTGTTAATCGATTCAGGTGAGTTAATAAATGCCTATGATTACTGCGTCTCTTCAGGACTTTATCTGAAAGCCATTGATATCGCTGAGACAAATCCAAATGTGAATTTCGCATCGATTAGTATTACATATGCTAAAGCTGCTTCACAATTAGCCAAAAGTCAAAGCAAAGATAATTTACAAAAAATCATCTATTTGTTTGATAAAGCTCAGGATTGGGATAATGCTGGCTATTACTCATCTTTAATTCCGGATTATAATAAAGCTATTTTATACTACGAAAGAAGCGCTGCAAAGGATTATCATGCATTGAAAAACATATATTTGAAAATAAAGGATTATAACAAAGCAGCAGATTGTCAGTCTCGGATTGATCCATCAGACTTTAGTAAGATTGCACTAATCTATGAACAAGGCAATATATACGACAAAGCAGCGTATTACTTTAGCAAAGCTGGAAACGTAACAATGGCTATAAACTCAGCGTTGAAGACAACTCCACGCGACTATAAAATACTTATTGATATGTACATTTCGCAAGGCAATGACCAGAAAGTTAATACGTATCTTGATTCACTATATACAGCTGATCCTGACATCGCTGGTGATTATTTCAAAAAAACAAACAATAGCTTTAAGTACAGACAAAAGTCAATAGAGTCAAAAAAATTGAAGAATGCGCTGAGTACATATCCCCCTATAGATAGCCTGTCCATAAAAGAAATTGATGAGGTAGTAGCACTTTGTTATCAGATGGGAAACCAAGAATATGGAAAGATTTACTTGGAAGAAAAGTTGTCAAGATATGACTCACAACCTATTAACTTAGGAGAAGATGACATATCAGAGATAGTAAAGATATATCAAAAAATGGGCAATAAGGCTAAGGCTCAAGAGTATATGAGTATAAAAAAGGACATTCAATATTGTGTAAAAACCCAATCAGGAGAAGTTATATCAGAGATTAGAAAAAAAATTGCTGGGATGTATCAGTATCTACAATTTTTATCGTATGGCACAAATACTTATTGGTGTTCCATTTTTGATAATGGTGGTATGAATTTTTATGAAAAATCTATTGGCAAGGCATGGGGAGAGTATAAAGTTGAAAAGTGGTCAAAGAATTGGATCGAATTATCCATGACGTATAGATTTTCTGGATTTGAGCCAGTTACAGAAAAGGCAATAATAAGAGGCGAATCGCTATATGTAACTGGAAAATATTACCATTTGTATGATAAAAAAAAGTAACAGAGTATATAAAGCAGCAAATATGAATTAAACATGGCGAGAAGGCACTTGTTGTGGTATTGCAATTTTGCCCATGTGATATTTGTATTGATTAATGTGTAGATTACGGTTTAGTGTACTAATTCAACTTAGATTAATAATCGTTGTCGTTTAACATACCCACGTTAGTGTCAGAAGGGAGTGTGATTTCCAGTATGTGACCAAGTTTATTGGAGCCTATCCGGAAATTAATCCCTCATGGTGGTTGAGGCTTTGATTTAGACTGACAGCCTCCATATTGTTGAACTAAATTTTTGTTCATAACTACCAACTCAATTCTATCTGTTATAATTCATCAGAATTGATGTCCTCCATTTTCTGAGAGTATAGATGAACATCGGTGAAATCATTTTTCTTGACCTGAGATGAGAAGGCAAATGTATATGATAAATTGAGAAATCAAGCTGACTATAATTATACATGTGACTATCTCTAAAAGGAATAGATACTATGGCGGAAGCAATATTCAAACAGTACCTTGCCAATCTGCAAGCCACGCTGAACCAGGGTGATGCTCGGGAAGAGAGCTTTTATGAACACATCAAAACTCTGCTCCTGCAATATGCTGAGTTAACGAATAAGAAAAAGCCGGACATCACTATTCTGCCCAAAGCAACAGAAGCCGGTAATCCTGACTTCCGGGTGTGGGACGGCAAGAACCACATTACAGGATATATAGAAGCCAAAGCCCCCAGCGTATTTCATCTTGACCAGATCGAAACATCCGAACAGTTGAAACGTTATTTGAAAGTCTTTCCCAATTTGATTCTGACCAATTTCTATGAGTTTCGCCTTTATCAGCATGGTATTATGATTTGCACTGCTATGATTAGCAGGTCATCCAATGCCATTACTTTGCACAAGACTCCTCCGCTGGAGCAAGCAGAGCAGTTTAGCTACCTTTTAGAACGCTACTTTGCCTTTTCACTGCCTGCCATAGATAACCCCAAGTCTCTTGCCAAAGAGCTTGCCAAGCGCACCCGCTTCCTGCGGGATGAGATTATCGCTATCGAACTGGCAGAGGAAGAGCGACAGGGCAAGAAAGTCCTCTTGGGCTTCTATGAATCTTTCAAACGTTTGCTAATCAATAAACTGACCCATGAGCAATTTGCCGACCTCTATGCCCAAACGCTAACCTACGGCATCTTTGCAGCCCGCACTAAATCCGAAGGTGAATTCAACCGTGAACTGATCTACAAATACATCCCCAACACACTCGGTGTGCTGAAAAGCATTTTTAAGTTTATCTCTTATGACGAACCGCCCAAAGCACTGGAAGTACTGATAGACGACATTGCTGAAATCCTCTGCGTAACAGACATCAAAAAGATACTGCATGCCTATTACAAAGAGGGCAAAGGCAGTGACCCCATCATCCATTTCTATGAGACCTTCCTCTCGGAATACGACCCGACCCTGAGAGAAAAGCGGGGAGTGTATTACACACCCGAACCTGTGGTGGGCTACATTGTTAAATCCATCCACAGCATCCTCAAATCTCATTTCAGCCTCAAAGACGGACTGGCAGACAATGCTGTTACTTTACTTGACCCGGCTGCCGGTACACTTACTTTTCCAGCCGAAGCTATCAAACTGGCAGTGCAGGAATACACAGGCAAGTACGGCTCCGGAAGTATCAAGCAAATGATCAGGAATCACATCCTTCCGCATTTCTATGCCTTGGAACTGATGATGGCACCCTACACCGTTGGACATCTGAAAATCAGCTATCTGCTGGATGAACTCGGTTACCAGATGGCAGAGAATGAGCGATTCAAACTCTATCTGTCGAATACACTGGAAAAGGATATACCACTTCAATCAGAGCTATCTATTGCTCACGAGATTACAGAAGAGTGCCTGCTTGCCAATAAGGTAAAACAGGATGAGCCGGTGCTGGTGATTTTGGGCAATCCACCTTATAGCGGAATGAGTGAAAACAACAACCCTTGGACAGAACAACTACTCAAACAGGATTTGGATGGTGCCTCCAGTTACTATAAAGTGGATGGTATGCCATTGGGAGAAGCGAATCCCAAAATGCTGCAGGATGACTATGTGAAGTTTATCCGCTTTGCCCAGTGGAAGATTCAAAAGGCAGGCAAAGGCATCGTGGGTATGGTAACAAACCACAGCTATATAGATAATGCCACCTTTAAAGGCATGAGACAAAGCCTATTAAATACATTCGACCAGATATATGTCTTGGATTTGCACGGCAACAGCACAAAGAAAGAAACCGCTCCCGATGGCAGTAAAGACGAGAATGTATTTGATATCAGAACGGGCGTAGCCATTCTGCTCATGATAAAAGACGGAACGGCAGAAAAGAGATTTTATCATGGAGATTTGTATGGGCTTAGATCTGCCAAATACGATTGTCTGAATGATAATAGCATTGATAGTTCTGAATATACGCAAATCAATCCCAAGCAGCCATTTTATCTCTTCAAACCTTTATCTGATGTCAATATCCATTATTTGAACTGGGAAAAAGTCAATGAGATATTTCCTCTTAACAGTGCCGGTATTCAAACTGCAAGAGATAACCTGACGATTCAGTTTGATAAACAAATAATGCTGAACACAGTCAATCAGTTTGCTAAACTTGATATTGAGACTGCAAGGCAAGCGTATGAATTGGGCAAAGATTCAAGAGATTGGAAAGTTGATTTAGCACAAAAAGACTTAAAGGAATCAGGACTAAATTCTGATAATATAAAACCCATTCACTATAGACCTTTCGACATCAGATATACTTACTATACCGGTAAGTGTAGAGGATTTCATAGTATGCCGAGAAATGAGGTCATGCAGCACATAAAGAACAACAATTTAGGCTTGATTCTGGGCAGACAGGGTCAGGTAGTAGGTTCTGATTATTTATGGAACTTGGCTTTTGTTACTTCAACCATGATTGATTACAATGTGTACTATCGGGGTGGTGGAGTGTTATTGCCATTGTACTTACACCCTGATTCACACACAGATGACATCTTTACATCTCAGGAAACGCTAGCAAACATCAAACCGGAACTGCTATCAGAATCCACAAAGCGGGGCATATCAGCAGAAACCATCTTCTATTACATCTATGGCATCCTTTACAGCAATATCTATCGGGAGCGCTATGCCGAGTATCTCAGGATAGATTTCCCACGCATCCCCTTTACCAAAGACATCCAGCTTTTCAAACAGATGGCAGGATATGGCAAAGCGATAGCGGATTTGCACCTGATGCAGAGCAGTGAACTGGACACTCCCATAGCAAAGTATCAGGGCAACAGCGACAATGACAGAGTGGAACAAGTAAGCTATGACGAGTCACAAAGACGCATTTATATCAATCATGATAAATACTTTGAAGGCATCAGTGCTGAAGTTTGGAACTATCACATCGGTGGTTACCAAGTGCTGCATAAATACCTCAAAGACCGCAAGGGCAGAATCATGGATGATCCTATCTACTATTGTCGCATTGTAACTGCTCTTAGTAAAACGATGGAATATCAAGCAAAGATAGATGAGATATATGATGAAGTGGAAAAGGATTTGGTAGGAGATTAGTTTTATGTGTGCAGTAACCTTAAAAACGGTTAAAAGGCTCTTCGCACTATCAAAGAACCGCTGTGCTTATCCGAAATGCTACAATGCGATTGTTGATAACGATGGAATTGTCTTGGGTGACATATGCCACATCAAAGCAGCAAAACGTAAAGGGCCACGATACGATGAAAACCAGACTCCAGAAGAGAGAGATGGGTACGAAAACCTTGTACTCATGTGTAAAGAACATCACAAACAAATAGATGCAAATGTTCAGACATATACCATCGAAGTACTCCTGCAGTATAAGCAACTGCTTGAAGATAAGACAATTCTTGAAATCACTCCGGATGAAGCATCTAAATCTTTGATCTTGTTTAATAGCTACATCAGTAAAATCGAGGCACAAGAAGTTAACATAGTACTTACACCCGGCTCTGGAATACAGAATAATACCTTTAATATAAAAAATACTAAGAAAGGTAAGGCTGGAACAGTTCCGATTCCAGGTACCATTAGCAATAACAATGAAATGCGTGGCTATGTTCAATATCTGATTGATAGATTCAATGAAATGGCTTCGAAAGGCGAACGGAAAGGGCGAGTATTCAGCTATGCCATTATTTATACAAATATCAAAAAAGAATTTGGGTCAAAGTGGGATTATCTGAGTGAATCAAAGTTTGATGATCTAGTGAGTTATTTACAGAGAAGGATATCCAGGACTGAAGAGGCACGAAAACTAAGACAAAAATCTGGAGACATGTTTCATTCGTTTGAAGAGCATTTAAAGAAAATGCGATAATAGTAACTGCATATCTTTCATTAGATTATAATAGTAACAATTGGTATAATAAAAGGTAATTAGCTGAGAATTTCCGTTGTCGTTCTGCATTTCCAATGAAAGGGTGGGAATGGAGTATGCGCTCCTGAGACACCAATTGGTTCATCACTGTTATTATAGACTATCTGATCATTACTTACCCATGGTGCGAGGGCTTTGATATAGTCTCTGGCATCGTCCAGGCTGTTTGACTTGGTATCCAAAGCCATCAGATTATCCATTACTTCAGTAGCATCGTTTAAGGGATAGACCTTGTCTTGAGCTGCCAATGCCCGGCAGATGTCGCTGGTGCGGTCATCGAGGATAACTACCAGCTTATAATACTTGGCTTGGGCTTTCTTGTATCCCTGCAGTCGTCCAAACTCCCGTATCCGGAGAGCCGTATGCTCAGCTAATCCCTGCCAGTAGGCTTGGGACTTCTCGCCAATGTCGCTAAACTGCTGTTTTAATGTCTCTGTCAGCATTTCCTTAGTGTATCCCTGATCTATGGCTTTGGAGAGCACATCAGCGAAGTTTTGACGGATATCGGCATCAAAATGGTTTCCGAGCCAGAAGATCTGCTGTTTCTGAATGGTGGATGAGAGGTGCTGGTCTTCGATTCCCCATAGACCTATGGATGCCTTTATTGGTGCCTGGACTTGGGTATCTCGGAGTCCGAGTCGGATACAGCGGTCGATATAGGCTTTGGTGGGTTCATTTACCTGAGAAGCAAAGTCATCTCCCAGTTGAGTATTGATGATGTCCATCAGCTTGTCTATTTGGGTCTTGCTGACCTTCTCACTTCTCGGCATGTCACTCAGCATCTGGATAGCCAGGTAAGCTGCATCTTTGACTTCTGTCTTCCAGGCATTGTTTAAGACCCGGTAATACTCCAACATAATCTGATCATAATACTGCATCAGAAGCTAAACCTCCGGACCCGGACTCTGTTCCTGCCAATATCATATTCATTGAAGCGTTCCAGACACCCGGCAAGAGCATCACAGCCATCGATATAGCCATCTGGATAAGTAAGGAACTGACTTATTAGAATGGGAGTGTCCTGTCCGTCCGGGAAGAGTATCTTGGCAGTCTCAATGCTGGTCTCGGTTCTCTCTATTCTAAGGTTCTTGTTTTCCTTATTATCGATGCGTTTGATCCTGTGCGAGATAGGATTGAGGTTGTTATCCTTAGCCCACCTGTCAAAGTCGGCAAGGATACGAGCTTGTCCATAACTGGTCTCGATGGCAGATCGGAACTTGGCTTTATAGATAGATTCCAGTTCCTGATAAGTATCATGGTAGTATCTGAAGAACTTGGTATTCTCAGTCTGACGTATCCAGACATGGATTACATAAAAGCGATTACCGTCATAGCCAATGGAGATGATAGCTTTGAAGCAACCCTTCTCGCCCCATGCCGGGTCAGCATACATCCAGACCCGCTTCATGAGAGTTGGTGCAGGCAGGTTTCTGTACTTGGTGAACCACTGGTGCTTGAAGATATTGCCTTCGATAACAGGTTGACCCAGCATCTCTCTCTGGTAACCGGTACTGCCGAACTTGGCTCTTAGGTTTGGTAAGGTATTTGTAGGGTATTGCTCTTCCCAAGCAGAGCTACCGTCCGGATTCTCCAAAGGAAAGTGCATAATAGCTCTCTGGTGGCATTTTAAGACTGGTTTTGACATTACATCCAAGTCAGGGTTATCTGCCTTTAAATCGTCTATTATGAGCTGCTGAAATTGACAGATGGCATAGTTGGGATGCACGAGGTTACCGAGCCAGATCACCTTGCCTGTTCCTTCCGGTGCCAAGGCTCCTGCCAACTCCTGAGTAATCTTATCCATGCGTCTCTTGCCGATGGACTGATTGCCCATGTTCTCTTCTTTGTCTATATCATCGCAGACGATCAGTCCGGGTCGCTTGGCTGTCTTGGGATTGAGAGTCCCACGATGGGATTGCTTAATACTCCTGACTCGGATGCGGGTCTTGTTTTTGAGATAGAAGTCGAGGTCGAAGGAGTCAACAGGTTGAAGCTCAGGATAGTCACCTAAGAGCCTGCGGTTGTTAGTCAGTTCATGCAGTGTGAAGGCAGTGCGTTCCTGGGAGAGATCGACATCGGCAGCCGTATGGATAACATACTTCTCGCCTTTGATAATCTTCCAAATGGGATAAACAACTCCCATCAGTACCGTTTTGCCCAGCCCACGAAAACCTGTGATGCCGATGATGCCTGTGCTCTTATCAGTCTCATCGAACATAGTGCTGTGGGCGGGGCAGAAAGGTAGTGGGAAGATGTGGGGGAAGTAAGTCCGACAGAAAAAGGAAAACGAGTCCCAGCCTGCACCCTTGGTTCTGGTTATCCTCTCTTCTCTGGCTTCGGGATTATCGTCTATAAAAGGCAAAACGGAGATCGTCTTGGCTGCGATCTCCGTCAATGCCTTGTTATGCCGCTGAATAAACTTCTTAGGCATAACGCTCGGGAGGATTGGACTTTGGATTGGAGTTAGTCAGGGAGATTGGGAGTCGATTTATCTTTAGAGGTGTCATGATAATTATCCGTTTCTGATGCGAAGGTAATCAGCCAAGTCCAGGACTATTGCCTGGAACTGTTTGAGAAGAGTTTCATAGCCTTTCTCGACCATGAAGTCGGTGGTTTGATCCATAAACTTTACGATATAGTCATTGAGTTCCCGAGCCGGTTCATCATCTTTCTGGTTCTGTTTAATGAGTGAGACAAGTGACTGCAGAGCGGTATCAGCCGGGTTCTTGGCATATTCTCTCAAGGCTTGGATCAAAGCACGTTTTCTGGCTACTTTGATCTCGTGATCGAGTTTGCGCTCTTCCTTGAACAGACTATCCCAATTACCCGACTTGATCCACTTGCGGACGGTGATGTCGGAGACACCGAAGATGATACCTAATTCATTGGGGTCGGTTTTCCCATTGAGATAGGTTTCCTTGCAGTTTTCCCGCTTGATGCGGTACTCGAGGGCGTTACTCATACTCTGGTCTCACTTTGTGGTTTTCTAAGTAGGCATTGATATCTTTGCCATGTACTCTCAAAGGTCCTCTTTCGGTTAAGCGGTAAGCAGGGAGTGGGTCTAAGACATCTCTGATCATCCGATAGACAGTAGTCCGGTCGACATTCAGAATGCCTGCCAGTTCATCGGGTCTGTAATAGCGGTCATTAAACTTATCCATGCTTACCTCGGCTGTATTATTCATAACTGAAGCCATCATAGTTGCACCAAGCCTATGGTCAAAGTCTGCTGCCTTATCCTGCCACAGATTTTACAGGGCACTAAAGTTCAGCACGACCTTCTGGTAGTTATCATGCTCATCTCTGGTATAGTACACTATATATTGCTTGGTAGAGGTTACCAGGATGGCTTTATCAATCAGTTCCATCGCTTCAGCCCAGGTCGGGTCTTTGATCTTGTAACGGCGCAAGGCAAATATACGGTAACGAGCCAACTGACCCCGTTTATCGACCTGGAAAGCTTCGGTGATGATGGCTTTGAGATTGTCATTGGAATCACTCGACCATTTCTTGAGACACTCATCGATCTTCTGTTTAGCCAGCTGCAGCTCTATACCGAACTGGATGCGCTCCCGGTAACGGATTTCGATACGGTATTGTTCATTGAAGTTGATTAGCAGAGCATTGCCTTTCCATTCCAGACCGTTCCTGCGGGCTGCTTCGCTCAGGTAGTCTTCGATGATGCCGATCATCTTGCGTTTGTCAGAGAGGATGCGTTCCTGCAGTTTGAGAGCTAAGTCCATCGACTTATTGACGGCAGTATCCTTCTCTACGATATCGGTGTTGAGTACTTTGACGGGGATCACCCGACCCTGGGCATCGGTCATGGTGCGTTCTTTAGCGGATTTAGTAGATTTACTACTCATGTTTATCCTCCTTGGGATCATTATCTATATTTGGTTCTGTATTTTCAGTTTTAGGGGTTTGTTTCTTGAGATAGGATTGGAGCATGGCGATGACAGCTCTGCGCTCCGACTTATCTAACAGGTTCCAATGGCTTTTGCGGTAATGCTTTATCATAAATGCCCGCAAATCACTATCAGTCCAATTAGTCTGCTTCATCAGGGCGAACATGTATTTACCTTGTTTATCGAAGGTAAAGACCTGGGGACGACCATGTTTGCGGTAGTTCAGCATGAGTGTTTTCAGCTCAATAAGCCGCTCTTCAGGTAGGGCAGTAAGCGACTCTCCATAACCGAGACCGCTGATGATGAACTTGAACCCATCGATAGGCCAGCCGAGTTTCTTGACTCGCAGAGCATGGATTTCCTGCCGTAGTTTGCGTTCTCGTAGTTCTTGTGTCATAGAATGCCCCTAATAACCTATTGATCAGCGCTTGCTAAAGTATTTGGTGATGTTCTCTTGTTTGCGTACTAAGGCTTCTTCCTTCTTACGCTGCTTTTCCAGATATTCGAGTTTCCTGGCTTCCATCTTGGCTTTTCGTTCCTTCCAGGCTTGCTCTTGCCGTTTCCGGTATTCACTATGAGCTTTTTTCTTGATCTCAGCTTGTATCTTTTGATTATTCTCAATGAGTTTAATGCGAAGATCAGCTACAATGCCAGGCTTGATTATACTTCCAACCTGATTGAGGTTCTCTCTGGTAATAACACAATAAGCATAGCCTTTAACTCCTATGATACCGATAGATGCTAGTGCTTCAAGATATACAAAGACCCACTGGCGACTGCGACCAAAGTCAGAGGATATAGTCCTGATGGAATTATAGCTCTGCGTTTCCAGTAAATCGAGGAGAGACGAGGCAGCTGAAGGGTCAAATCTCCAACTGCCTTTCTGGTTGTATCCCACTACGGCATTGTAGCGTTGGTTCTTTACATAGATATTCTCAGACTGAGATATCTGTTTGATAGTCTGGTTCTGCAGCAGTTCCTGAATGATGGACTCTGTATCGCTTCGGGTCAGACCGGTCAGACTGGCAGCAACTTCTGCTGAGAACGGTTTCTTATACAGACTGACAAAGTTCAGCATCAGGTCTTGGGGATTCATCGGGCATCCTGGAGATTGATTACCCTTGTTACTACAGCCGGTTTGCTTAACTGGTCGGCTTCCAGCATATACATGATCTTTATAGCTTTACGCAGGTTGCCCTTGCTGTATCGATGCACATCATCGATAATCTTCTCGGTGGCTTCTACTTCCATAATCTCTCTGGCTATCAGTTTGATGTCTTTTTTACTAACCGATTGGAACTCATAGAAGGAGTTGCATCTGTCGAAGTAGTATTCATTGATCTGAGCCAGTCTGTCCTTGGCATTCTGCATCCCGACCAGAATCACCACGCTCAGAGTCTCATCCACGATGTCCCGGATAGCTCCGAGCAGCTTGTCATGCTTGAAAGCGTAATCGATCTCATCAACCACTATAACGGTGTCTTCGTGATCTTCCAGGATCTGCAGGCTGAGCTTGAACAGGTTATTGGTCGTGCCGTAAGGGATGTAATCACCTAAGTTGAACCTGCGGTATAAAGCAGTTAATAGTTCCACTGCAAACGATTTGGGTGTGGTAGTGGCTTCCAGTCTCAGGTAGACATAGCCTCTACTAAAGGCGATACGACTGGCATAAGTGGTCTTGCCCAGACCGGGTCGACCATAGATCAGTCCGAGCCCGACCATCTCCATCTTGGGTCGCTTGAGCAGGAAGTTGATGCACTCATCAGCTTCCACTACATTGGTAATGCGGATAAGATTGCCTTGTTTCATTATTTACTCCTGTATATTTATTTGATGCCGATAGAGTCCAGCATCTCTTCAAAAGTCTTGACCTTGGGTTTGATCTCATCGTCATCATCATCATCATCGTTGGTTAAATTTAGATTAGTGAGATCGATAATGTGCTCCCTCCCGGACTCGGGTCTGACCACTTCCGGCAGTTCGAGTTTGGGGAGATGCTGCATTGCTTGTTTTTCCAGAGTTGCCACTAACTGCTCAGTCCCCGGCTCTGGTGCTTCAATCATCGGTGGTTGGATAAAGGTGGGATTAGGTTCATTCATGGGCAGCAGGAGCGGTTTGACATATTCATCTACCACTTCCTGAGTCTGTCTGACCACCTGCTTGGTGCGCTTTTCAATCATGCGCTGATGACGTTTATTGGTTTTGATTTCTTTACTGAGTTCACTCTGGGAGATGGGGTTGCTGGTATCTAAGTGGACAAAGGGGTCTTGCGCTCTGCGGACCTCTGCCTGGCAGATATAGTTGTCTTGCAGGTCATAGACGATTATCCAGCGGGCATCTGCCAGATCGTAGCGGATAAGGATTTCTTTGCCGATGTGTTCGATTAAGGCACTGTCCCAGTACATCAGTTTATTGAGCACGATGCCATTATTACGCAGAGTCTTGCGGACTGAGGACATCATCAGGAAGTTCAATCGCTTCGGGGCTATCTTGCGGTCATCCGGGACAGGTGAACCACTATATACATCCCAAGGCTTCCGATCATTCAAACCGCCATGGGGAGACTCACCATACATATACCGGATAAAGAAAGCAATCATCTGCATGGCTTCCTCGATGGTCGGAGGAGTGGTTTCAAACATCTTCTTTGCCCATTTCTCATTCCGCATCAGAGTGGCAGGTTTATCAGCTATACTGGCTCCTCTAAAGGAGGAGATGAACCGTTCAAAGCGTTCCTGGAAGGTCTTGAAGAAGCGTTCGATTATCTTAGCTTTGGCATTATAGCTCTCAGCGAAGGCAACCTGGATACCCAGTCGGGGGAAGATGCCACCCATCTCAGCTTCCAGGTCATGGGCTTCCCACTGTTCATGAAAGAGTTTGCTTTTGAAGGCTTTGCCGTTATCCAGATAGACATACTTGGGAACCCCACCCCAGTTAAGGCAGGCATTCCTAAATGCAATTTGGATATGCTGGCTGTCCTCGGTATAGGCGAGGGTTGCTCCCACAGGATACCGGCTTGCCCAGTCATAGACCATAATCATGGTCATTCGTTGGGCTTTACCGGTCTTGGGATTGAGGATATCAAATGCCAGGACATGACCATCTGCCACCCAGACATCACCCACATTGAGCAGGTTGTTATCCCGATAAATTGTTTTGACTATCGTCTCCTGGACTGCTTTGCTGCCCAAGCGGGCTTGAGTCCAGATAGCTTTATTGTTTTTCTCCCAGTCATCGCACCAGCGTTTAAGGGTAGGTACTGAACTGGGTGATTCCAACCTGCCTAATGTTTCATAGCTCTTGAGGGTGGATACTGCAGAGCCGATCTTAATCTGTTGAGGTCTGAGCAGCATATTGAGTAGGAAGTTCTGTTCGATATAGGTGACCTTCCTGCCCCGCGGTTGATGTTTACCCTTATGAATAAGAGCGAACATGTCCCGGTTGGATTCCAGATACTTCTCGACCCAGACCCGGATAGCCCGCTCACTACGCCTGCCTCTGAACTTAAAGAGACCGGGATTGAGCATGCCCCTGTTGTATTCCTCTACTATCTGCTTCCACTCATCAGTCTTGGATGAGCAGGATTCGATGCGGTTCAAGACCGTCTCACAGAATGCACCCAGTAGCTTAGCTTCCGGCAGACAGCTCAGTAGTTCCTTCTCCTGCGGTTCCATGCTATAGTTGGGTAAACCGTAAGGATGGCTATTATACAGAACTGGCATGTTCTCTGGTATATTAATAACATCAGACTCATCTAATAGATCAGGTTCAGAATATGGCTCATTATTCGTATTTTGCTCCGTCTGGAGCATTTTAGGTGCTTCTGATTCCATTTGCCTGATTTTATACTGAGCTCCGGCTTTAAGTTGAAGGGCAGCTTTCTCGGCACTCCGGCTCAGCTTGGCATAGTTTACCAGTTCATAGGCATTATCAATCCTCTCCATACCCCACTGCCCTTTCCTTATGATAGGAAGTAATAAACATAGATACGAACTCATCCTGGTTGATCTGCATCATCTCCAGTCCCAGATACTGGGGTATCACCCCCTGCTTATGGCAGAGCTGCTTATCCAGATCTATGGTATCCTGCAGAGCCAGAACAAATGATTTGTTCGTATGGGACTTATCACCCTTTACCGTTCTCTTAACAGATATCAGGTTACCGTCCTCAATCATCCTGCGGATGGTCTTGACCGATTTGCCTTGTAGGGCTGCTATCCTTGCCAAGGGCAGCCAGACTAATTCTACGTTCGCTTCCATGACATATCCTTCCAAATTCAAATATCTCTTCAGTGTGTCAGCCGGGCTTGGACATGCAGTTGGACTTGGACATGGACTTGGACATTTTGGGTAGCACTTGGACAAAAAATCGCCCAAAGATACCACGCTGTGCTTGGAAGCTATACGCAAAGCCATTTGAGGACTGTTTTGTCCAAGTCCGACTCCAATCGGTTGGACTTGGACATTTTTCAACCGGCAGATTTCACATCCGCCTTTTGGTCTAGTCAGTGCGTTCATATACACCTCTTTGTTTTATTTAATAAGGTGCTATCTTCCATACAAGCAATATGTTGGGAAGTCCTTTCTGCTCGTTTCCAACACTTTCCGGCAGGTTTTCAGAACATCTCTCAGCACTCGGCGTTTACGCCATTGAGAAAGTATGTTCCGAAAATTTCCATTGACACATCTATTTAGCTATGTTTTGTTGTTCTGAGTTCATCATAGTTGCCAAATGGTAATTGTCAAGAGTATTTATTCCTAATGGAGGATAATATGGTCACCAGTGAAATTGGAAAAAGACTCGAAAGAGTGATTAAAACAATGCGGTTAAGACAGTATGCCTTTGCCAAAAAATTTAATATTTCCAGTGCCTCTTTGACCCGTTACAAGTCCGGAGATCGACTCCCTGACCCCGAGTTTTTGATTGCTTTATCCAAAGAGAAGATCAACACAAATTGGTTGCTTACCGGTGAGGGAAATATGAATGTCCGACCTGATTTTGACGGTTGGATCAAAGATAAACTGGATAAGACAGTGGCAGTGGCTGATGACAAGACTGGTCTAATCAATTCCCCGACAGTGGATTACACGAGGACAATCACACTCCAGATTTTGGGCGAAATTTCCGCCGGTACCAGAGAGCACATTGAAGACTTCCGGCATTTAGGCGATAACATTGAACTGCCTCGTTATCTCCTGCCCGGCAGACCTGATAAGTATATGGCATTTAGAGTAAATGGCAGAAGTATGGAGCCCGGTATCTCCCATGAGGACATAGTAGTCATCCAGCAGGAGTTGGATTGGCAAAATGCCGATGGTAAGGTCTGTGCTGTCCGGGCTGATGACGGGGCGACTCTCAAGAAAGTGGAACTCGATCCCGAAAACAACCGTATTATTTTGCAGCCATTTAATTTAGACTTCAGGGTACAGATTTTAGACTCAGATCAGACGCAGGATATATTTCTGATCGGCGTTTTGTCACTTCAGTTGCGCCTTTTCTAA